GCAATTTAACATTATATATACATACAAAATCAAAATATAATTATTTATACTTTCCACAAGAAGGAGAAGGAACATCAAAAAGAAAGAGTCCTAATGATTTTATGGAAAAAGGTATAGATGATAAGTATGAAAATGTTGTTAATGGAATACTTGAAAAATTACAAAATAGAATGGAGGGAATATAATAATGGCAGCTAAATTAACTACGGTATTCTCAGAATATGAGATAAAAAACAGTGCGATAAAAATAAATGGTGAGTCATCAAGCACATTCAATAAAGTTGGTTGTGTGGGAAAAATAGAAGAAGCATTAGACTGTATAACTGTTACTAAAAAATGTGAAGGTGTAGTTAAGAAAACAGTAACTAGAGGTGCAGGAACTGGTGAAGCTAAGATAAGTTTGCATATAAATTACAACTTGTATGTAAAACTATTTGGTATGGATCAATCAGGCTTGAAAGAAGGTATATATGCTTATGGTACAGGAAGCAGACATAAGGAATTTTGCTATGTAGGCGAAGTAATGGATGAAGATGGAAATATAAAATATAAAGCTTATCCAAGGGTATCTGTTAAAACAGGTCCAGCAAATAAAATAGAAAATGGTGGGGAAGAGGTGCAAGAAATTGAAATGACATTCTCTCTTTACCCTGATGAATATGGTAACTGCGAATATGAGAGTCCAGAGGTTGAATTAGATGAGACTACAAAAGGAAAGTGGATGACTGGATTTACGCCAGAGCTTGCTCAAGCATCAACATCAGTATAATAGGAGGAATATGAATGAAAAATACATTTTTAGATTTTGAATTAGAAGATGGTACTAAAATACAATTAACATTGAATTTTACTAGATTACTGCAGTTAAAAAATAAAAGAAAAAACATATATGAAAAATATACAAGTGCATTAGCAGGTAAAGGAGATGTGTTTGAAAACTCATTAGTAACTTTATATGTTGCTTATTTATGTGCTAATATAGAAAGTCTTGATAAAGATGGAACACTTATGACATATACAACTTTTATTAATTCTATCCCACAAGATTTTGTATTGTTAAATGATTATAATGACAAATTACTTAATCCAAAAAAAAAGACGGGTTCAGACAACCATTTATCAAAAGTACAAGAAAGATAAAAGGATCTAAATTTAAAATACCAAAATTTCAACTAGAGGACATAGAAGATTATTATGCTTACTATGTCCTTTGTTTAGGTATGAGTGAAGATTTATTTTGGAATGCTGATTATTCATTTTTATTGTCAGTGGTCGAAAATAAATGTGCATATGATAATTACATAAATTATATAAAAATATCAGAAATGGAAAGGAGGTAGGGTATGGCAAGAGATTCAGAAGCTAAAATTTCCTTCACGGCTAATACAAGTGAGTTTACATCAGGTATAAAAGATATGAATAGTACTTTGGGCTCTCTAGGTAAGCAGTTAACTCTTAACAGTACTCAGTTAAAAGGTAATGGAGACTCAGTAGAATTACTTCAAGATAAACAAAAGATATTACAAGATAGATTAGAAGCCAGTAATGAAAAAGTAGAATTAACGTCGAAATGCTTAGAAGAGGCTAAAGAAATATTTGGAGAAAACTCAGAAGAAACTCAAAAGTGGGCAGATAAATTAGTTGTTGCTGAAACTCAAAATCAACGTATACAAAATGAATTAGATAAAACTACTAATAGTTTAGATGAATTAGAACAAGCTACGGTAGATTCAGAAACAGCATTAGGACAGTTAGAGTCAACTATTGAACAACAACAACAAGAATTAAGTGCATTATCAACAGAGTATACAAATGTAGTTTTGGAGCAAGGAGAAAGCTCAGAAGAAGCCCAAAACTTGGCAACAGAGATACAAGGATTATCAAATGAATTAAATGGTAACAGAGAAAAGCTGAAAGAAGCACAAAGTGCAACAGCAGAGTTAACTGGTGAATTTGGAAATGCTACGGATGAAACTGAAACATTCGGAGGAACATTAGAAGCAGTACTAGCAAGTGAAGTAATAACAACTGGTATTAGTAAAATAAAAGAAGGCCTTACAAGCTTAATTGATACATATAAAGAACTAGATAGTGGTTATGATAATCTTGAAATGGCTACAGGAGCACAAGGAGAAGCATTAGCTGGATTAAAAAAAGATTATGATAATATAGCTGGTTCAATAGAGGCTGTTGGATTTAGCCAGGAAGACCTAGGAAGTATAATAGGTGAAATTAATACTCAATATGGATACACTGGTGAAAAATTAGTAAGTTTGTCAAATAAAATGTTAGCATATTGTAGAGTTACTGGCGCGGATGGAGTTGAATCAACACAAACACTACGAAAGGTTATGGATTCGTTTAATTTAACAGAAAAAGAATCCATTGAACTTATGGATATGTGGGCATCTGTAGGGCAATCTACAGGGCAAGATGTAAACCAATTAACAAATACTTTCTTCAATTATAGAGCAGAACTTGATGCGATGAATATATCGTACAATACAGCAATTCCTTTATTTGCAAAAATACAACAGAGTGGCGGAAATGTATCAACTGTTATTAAAGGTTTATCGACTGCATACAAAAATTGGACTAAAGATGGTAAAAATGCTAATGAAGAATTACAAAAAACCTTTAATAAGATTAAAAATGCTCCTAGTGATACAAAAGCAGGTCAAATAGCAATGGATACTTTTGGTAGTAAAGCAGGAGCAGAATTAGCAGCACAAATAAAAACAGGGAAATTATCCTACGAAGATTTAATTAATGCTATGTCAGAAGATTACTCAGGTACTGTAAATAATACATTTAATGAAGTGACTGATGGCATGGATTATTTTCAACAAGCGTGTAATAATACAAAATTAGTCATAGGAGACTTGGGAGGAATAGTTCTTAATACATTAACTCCAGCGCTTGAAGGAATTGCCATAGCAACGCAAAATGTACATCAATGGTTTATTAATTTACCAGGTGGAGTACAAACTGTAATAGGAGTTGTTGCAGGATTAGCTGTTGGATTAGTAGCGCTAGGAGGTATATTTACGGTTGTAACTATAGGTATTGGATTAATGAATACAGCATTAGGAGCATTACATGTAGCTGAATTATTAGCCGCATCTGGGAAAATTATTTTAACAGGAGCTACAATTACATGGAATGTAGTTGCAGGAATAGCCACAGTGGCAACAACAGCACTTGGTGCAGCGGTAGCATTTTTATTAAGTCCTATAGGATTAGTTATAATTGCTATAGGATTACTAGTAGCTGCAGGAGTTGCATTATATAAAAATTGGGATCAAGTGTCCGCTTATGCAAGTTCAATATGGAATCAGATAACAACTACTATAGGAAATGCAGTCGATTGGGCAGGTGAAAAAGTACAAAGTGGATTTTCTTACATAAATCAGAATATTATACAGCCTGTTAAAGATGCGTTCGCAAGTGTAAACCAAACTTTTGGCGGAATATACGATACAATCAACACAAAAATAAACAATGCTAAAGATGCTGTAAGAAGAGGAATAGATGCAATAAAAGGATTTTTTAATTTTAAATTTTCATGGCCTCATTTGCCTGTACCGAGTTTTAGTATAAATCCTCCAGGTTGGAAAATAGGGGACCTTATGAAAGGTAGTATTCCTTCTTTAGGCGTTAAATGGCATGCAAAAGGTGCTATAATGACACAACCAACGCTTTTCGGAGGTGGAGAAGCTGGACCAGAAGCAGTGCTTCCATTAAATGGTTTTTATGATTATCTTGATAGAAAGCTAAGTACATTAAATAGCAGAACTGAGACAATAGACTATGACAAATTAACAAGTTCTGTAGTAAGTGGATTAGAAAAAGTAGGTATATATATGGAGAGTAAACCGGTAGGAAGAATGGTTGCAAAAGAAGTTGATAATGTAAATAGTGCAACAAAAGAAAGATTAAATAGATTGGCAGGTATTAAATAACATGGCTAATTATTTTGATAAGTACAAAAACGTAAAATTTAATGAAATTATTGTAGAAGATTTTTGCGAAATACAAAACATAACAGAACCTTTATTAACATCAAGGGATATATCTACACTTAATATACCTAGTGTAGATGGTGAAATTTTTAATGGTAGCAAAAAAAATAGCTACAAAATTGAAATAGTAGTGCTAATAGATTGTGATACTCAAGAAGAATATGATCAAAATGTAAGAGAACTAAAAGACACATTCGACGTGGACGAACCCAAGCAATTTTTCAAAGACAAAGATAAATTCATTTTAGCGATTCCAGATGGCGAAATAGAACAATTAGACAAAAATGCTCTATATTCTAGGGAATTTAAGATTAGTTTGTTTTGTCCCGAACCGTTTTATTACTCGGAAAATATAAAAGTATTCGAGAATGAAGACGACGACATGTCTAAGGTGAAAGTTGAAAATCAAGGTAGAAAACCTGTACAACCATTAATATCAATTGGTTTTAGCAAAGATGCATATTTTGCTCAAGTAGAATTAAAAAGAACAGGACAAAAGATATTAGTAGGTAAATACCCTAAATTATCTATCAAAAGTCAAGCTTATAGTAATAGAGTTCTATATGATGGTTGCTCTTCTGTAGCTGGTTTTGTTGATAGTTCAGCATCAATAGATTCTGATAGAACAGGCGGAGGAACAATAACACTTACAAGTAATGGCAAAGGTGTATGCATGAATAGCTCAGGCAATGGAGAAACGACATGGAAAGGTGTATGCAAAAGATTAAACTTTGATATTGAAAAAACCATTGATGAATTTGAATTAACTTGCAATATGACACATGCGAGCACAGGCACAAACGGAGACCCTACAGTTTTTAAAACTGAAAAAGAAGAGATTAAAACAGGCACTAAAGAAACTTATTATCAAGTTACTGCTGGGACTACTAACTATAGAACGGGTCCGGGGACAAACTATAAAGTGATAGGAACTCTAAAAAAAGGTTTTGAAATATTTAGAGGAATCGAAACAAAAGGATGGCTAAAATTTGAATACAATAATAAGACATGTTATGTTATTCTTTCACGACTAACTAGAAAAACAAAGGACACTACTGTAACAAAAACTAAAAAAAATCTTGTAACAAATCAAAGTACTCCAATCCGTTCAAGTGCTAAAAGAGACAGTAAAAAACTTGCAAGCATACCGGCAATAACACCGGTAAGGTGTATAACTAGTAAAATATATAAAGATCCTGACACTGATGAATTCGGGAAATTTAGACAATATTATAAAATGGATAAAGCTTATAAAGGTGTAAAGGGTTACGTTTGTGTGGGTAATCTTGTTGAAGCTGGTAATGTATCAGTTGAATACCCGGAAGGTGAAGGATATATATCCGCTGATGAAAAAGTTGGCATGATTGAGTTATACGGATTTGATACAAACGGTCAAAAGTTGTTCGTTTTAGGTATGTACGATGACAACCCTTGGTTTGAGTATACATATCCACAATGCAAAATTGGAAATAGAACAATATTAAAAGACAATACCAAGGTTCCAGAGCCTAATAAAAAATATTCAACTAGTACAAATGATGGAGGTTCGGTAATAAAAGTAACTAATCAGTTTAGTGGTAAGTTAGGTAATTGGAACGATTCTAAAGTAACGTGGAATATATCAAGGAAAAAAGATGGTAAGAATTATAAGTGGGATGTTGAAGTGAAAAAAATCAAAGATGGCAAAGTAGTCAAAACGCAAAAACAAGAAAATGTAAAATATTCGGATTTACCAACTGAAAAACTTAGTCACCTCGTACTTTATATAGGCACGACTGGTAGTATGGAAAAATCTTCAGATATGGCACTTACTCATGTGGAATGCTATGAAATTAACCCTGCACCAGAAGAAGAAGTAAATGTAACTTATTTTAAAGAGGGTGATGTATTAGAGATAGATACTGATAACGACGGATATAATGTCTATTTAAACGACACTGAGCGTAATGATCTTGTTGATATAGGAAGCAGATTCTTTAGTTTAGGTGTTGGAGAAGAAGAAATAAATGTATGCTCGAGTGACGATGATGTATCAACGAGTGTGGCTATAAGAGAAAAATATTAAAGGAGGTATACAATGATAAATGAAATATGCATATTAGATTCGAATAAAAAATTATTATGTATACTACCTCATGGTGCATTTTATGACTATGAATACCATTCATACCTCAACACAGGCGCAGATACGTTTGATTTTCATGTTAAGATAAATAACAATACAGCAAATAAGATTAAAGGTAGAAATTTCGTACTTTTTTTTAGAGGCAATAGAGCCAGAATGTTTCAAATTACAGAATGCGAAGAAGAAGAAACAATATTATCAACTTCAAAGATGGTAAAAAGCGAAACA